AAATGGCATATAAAACTGGTAACTTCGGTATAGAATATGAATGTTATAAACAACCATCGGGAATAACAACAACAACAGCAGACTATTATGCTATATTCGTAGTTAAACCATACGATATGTACGACTTATATGTTATACCTGTTGAAGTATTAAAAGACCATATTAATAGAAGAACATATAAACGCCAAGTATGGGGAGGTGACCAAAAATTAGCAGGTATTTACATCTTCGGTATTGAAACATTTGCAGAATATAAAACAAATTACTAAATATATATAACTAATGTTATTTATATTTATTATTGGTTAATAGCATCCAAGTTCATATTATAGTTTTCATTAATTTCTTCTCGGATATATTCCTGCATCCACTCTTCGCCTTTGAAAGGTATTTTTTTTAATATATGTTTAATAGTTTCATTTTGTTTTTTATATAAACTTTTGAGCATGGTTATTTCATCATAAATGTTTTTAATATTATCAATGTCCTCAACTTCTGGATGCATACTATTAATAAATGTAATAAGTTCTTTGTTTCGTTCGTGCATTTGGTAAACAGTATAACTAAGTAACCCAATTAATAATATATTTATTTTGTCCATTAAGTATATATATAAACTATTTGTTTAAATATTATTTTCCACTTTTTAAAAACTAAATAAAATATCTTGAATAAATTAAGTTTATATATATTACCGCCAAATATAAAACACATAGGGCACATACACCCAATAAAAAAGCTGTTATAACTTCCATATATACACATAATATGTATTATATGCTTATATATATTATATTATTCTGTTAACTGGTGGGGCGCGAGCCCATAGTTAAGCATTAACTATTAAATAAATATATATTTATATTAATTAAAAATTTTTAATTAATATTTAATGATGGTTAAGCCTTAACTTTCAGTTAACGCCCCATTTAATGGGATAATTTAATGAAGTATATAATTATTTAGTAATATATTTACCAAATAATAATATTATTTTACCATTTACATAATGAAACTAATAAAGGTTTACCTTGTTTATGTCTTTCTTGTATATCCTGAAGTGTATTCAACTCTTCATGAATAATTCGCCCGTATTCAACGAATGACTCATAATAATAAACACTTTCTTTTATTTCGTTTAATTCTTCTTCTGTAATAATTTTGTTCAGAAGACGTTCTGAAATGCGCCTAAATGCGTACATGTGTTCACCTGCGCTTCTTGCTTGAACTAATACACCGGCTTGGTCGTTGCTTACCCATGCAAAAAGCATTTGTCCATTCCAAATTAAAGACTTTACGTCGTCGTTATCAAAATAGGGTTTATTTGTGTACATTATATATATATACTAAATAAACCTTTAAGTCAATTTGTAAAATTCTTTAAATAATATATAGTACTTAAAGACTTTTTTATATTTACTAATTTTCATAAAACTATATTTTTATTAGTCTTATAAAAGTTATTTTAAAAAGTGGAAAATAAATTAAGTTTTATAATTTATTCTTTTCTATTTCTTTTTCTTTTTTTAACCTCTTGAATTACTTCCCTAACTTCTTCTAAAGTTGCGTCCTTATCAAATTGAATAGTTGTTTCAGTTACAATTACAGTTTCTTTTTCAGGAATTACTTCAGGAACTTGTTCAACAACTTGTTCAACTGGTTTATTTGCTTCTTTTTTACGTTGGTAATATTCACGGGCTTTTTGTCGTTTATACTCTAAAAAGTTTTCGTCTTTGGCTTTTCTTTCTTGGTAGTATTTTTTACGTTGTTCATTCACTTTATCTTTGTTATTACTTCTATACTTTTGTGTTGCCCTTTTTTGAGCTGGAGTATATGAAGAGTATTTAATAATAACTTCCTTGTCTGAATTATCCATTTATTATGTATATATATAAATTATTCTTTAAATTGATATATATTACTTACTTATTAATATATTTAACTTCAACCGGCATTTTAAACGCATCAACTCCGCCTTTAGTATCTTCTGATGAAATACTATCAATAGGTTTGATAACATCAATTTCTTCTCTTAGCGATGGGTCTGAACTTCTGAAAAAGTGTTTTAATATATATTCATTCTTTTTAAAGTCAACTGACTTATTGAGGTCGTCAAATATATCCATAAAGCTTGACACATCATCATATAAACTACCGCTTCTATATTGCGAGGCATTAATGAAGTGGCCTAAAGCTAAACAGTAGAACCCACATGCATTATTCATTAAACTTTGAACGTCTTTTTCAGTATATGGGACACCTTGTTTGTTTGTTGTTTCTTTGATGCATTTCTTTACATTTTCAGGAGGAGGTGCGCCGTATGGGTCAAAGTAAATAGACTCCATTTGTCCATTAGGGTATTTATTAATTTGAAAACATGTCCAATGTGTTCCGTCTGATGGGTTTCCTTCTTTGTCGATACTGTCCTCAATATTAATAATATAAAATTTGTTTACTTGAAGAGGGGCTTCTAACTCATCCTTAAAACATACATCAGCCATAGGAATTTGCATTCTCTTTGCTAAGTCGAAAATTTGGGAGTCGGTTAATGACATTTATTATAGTATATATATAAATTATCTTTTAAATATATATATTATTTTATAGTTTCAAATTATTTATTTTAAAAAGTGGAAAATAAAATAAGTTTTTTATTAATTTGTTTTAGGCATAAAGTCCAGAACCAGCATATAAGCCGGAACCCTTTGAAAAGTGTTGGTATTGAGGAGGTAAGAAGTGAGACATTTGATAATTAGCAGACATAGGCTGTGAAACTAAAGCCGGGGGAATAGTTGCATTGACGATGGTTCCTCTTCCTGAAATACTTCTTTCATGTCTTCTAATACCAGAACCACGCATGCCATGAGTACCACCGACGCCATAACCATACATAGCGTAATGTGAAGCTTCCGGACTTACACCGGTTCTGGCGGTAATAGCTTCATCGGTTAAACGTTTATTAATTTCAGCCATACCTGCCTCTTCTAAACCAGCGCGACTCATATAGTCGTAGTTAGTTCCTAGTTTACTGTTAATAACATCATTAGCACCAGCTTTGGCTATTTTACCAGCTAAGTTTTTAGCGCCTTTAGTTTTTAACCCTGAATGGTAAGCATTAGGGTTCTCAATATAGTCCATTGCTAAGTTTTGAAGAGCAACTGAGCCGGGAACAATAAAAGGTAAAAGTTCAGGTTGAGCAACACCTAAGGAGGTAGCACCTGAAGCAATACCAGCAGTAATTAAACCTTTAACACCGGGTTTAATTTGGTCACCGATGCGGTAAGCCATTTTCTTAACTCCTGCTTTCTTTAATAGTTTGTCAAATTTAGAACCAAAAATACCTTGACCAGCCATACCGGGTTGAGTTTCACGTAGCTTCATATGTTCTTCAGGTGACAGGTATCTGTTCATTTCTATTTCTTCGGGTGATAGTTTTACTTCTACACCTTTGTTTCTTGCGAAGGCATGTGAAGCTCTTGAGTATGTACCGGGGTGAACAATAAGGTTAAAACCAGTACCTTTTTTAATTCTAGTTGAGTGCCCATTTCTTAGCTTACTTAGCTGTTTGGGACTTGCATCAATAGGTAAAACGTGCATTATATATTTATAAGACTATTTTCTTTTATATATTTTCCACTTTTTTAAAAACTTAACTAATAAATAACATATTTTTTACGTTATTTAATAATTAATTAAACCAGTTATTAAGGTTATAAATGCTTTATTTTTTATTAAGTACTTTATTTAGTTGTTAAATTCATTATACTGTAGCCTGTCAATTAGTATAACATAATTTAATTATTTAATAAAGTTCTTAAACCCTTGCGCCTGTAAGTGCGTCGATGGAAATTTCATTTCCGTATTCAACGAAGCAATACAAGTCGACTGCTTTCTTAGACATATTTTGTCCGAGAATTTGAATAGACTTAGGTACAGACATTTCGACGGGAAGCATTCTTTCAATGTTGACATAGTAGTAAGTATAAGCCATATCAAATGCATGTCTATCAATAAGTCCTGAAGTAATACCGTCGGTTAAACCACCGTTAACAGCATTGGCGCCGTAAAGTTGGTTGTTGAACTGTTCGAAGTTGTATTTCTCCATATTGTAAATAGCATTTTGACCGGATACTTGAACATTGAAATTACTTATCCAAGTAAGAGGGGAAGTGGTACCAGTACCGGCGGTGTCGAAAGGAGACTGAAATACAGGGAGACCATGGGTGAAGCCGGTGTTGGTATTTTGTTGTACACCAGCAATTGCGGTCGCAGCGCTTCCAGCACTTGAGGAGTAGAAAGGAAGGATGAGAACACTCTTAACATTAGCAATACCGTTGGTAAGCAAGTTATTAAAAGTATTACCAGCCCCAACGTTGAGAACTTGGTATTGGTATACATCGGTGTATTTAATTTGTTTGACGGGAGAAGACAAATAAGCTTGTTCGAAAACAGGGTTGAAGGTATAAGCGGGAATGTATAAGTATACAGACTTAGAAAGGGCGCCTTCTTCACCCCCAGTAATAGTTTGAATGGTGGAGTCTAAACAACGAGAACCAACTGAGATATTCATTAAATATTCTTGGTAAGTGTTGTAAGTTGCGCCAGTTGCGGAACCAGTAGGGAATAAGTCGGCAGCGCCGTTGGAGGCACTTGCTGATGATAGAAGAAGAGGGTTAACACCACCAAGAGGAGATGAAACAGATGAACAAGTTAAACCCATAGGAAGAAGAGCAGAAGCACTAGCAGCGCCAGCGACAGCTCTAACAGTTGAAGTGACGTTATTCAAGTTCATAGTCATTTTCATGAAAACACCTTTAAGAAGGGGACACATATTGAAAAAGCTGTGGACGTGTTTAAGGTAAACGGTTGCAACAATGGAGAATTGGATGAAACCTTGAGTTGAGAGAGTTGAAACAGAGGTTTGACTTCTCTTTTTAGAAATATATGACTTCCAAACAAGTCTAGTATTTGCATCAGTCATAAAGTTAGTTGATAGAGATGATAATGCGGGGGTAATAGGGACACCGGCGGAAGTGACGGCTATGTTAGTATTACCAGAAGAGAAAGCACCAGAACCAGAATAACAACCATCTAAGTCAAAGTTAATTAATTGTTGTCTTTGTTGGTATCCAGTATTACCACCACCGGAATGGTAGTTATTAAATGCGCCTTGAACTTTTCCTACAGCATCAAAGTTAGTATTATTACAAACACCTTGACCAAAAGGAGCAATATAACCATCGGGGCAGTATTGCCAAGAGTCGGGAGTATCGGGGTAAAAACCAATAGTAGCGCCTTGTGTTAATAAGTCACCATATGACAATGAAGTCATTAGTTTGAAACTATTCCACATATTAACGAAGGGAGTTTGTTGTACGATGGTAGTACCGTTATAGTCGAGAGTGAAGGAGTGAATAATTTGACCGAACCAATTCTTAAGACCGATGGCATAGTCAGCACTTTTATTTGCAGTATTCAAGTCAGTTTGCGCGGCAGCGGGAGTCCAATACCCAGGGGTAGCAGGTCCAGCAGTTCCGGCTGTGTAACCAGTACCAGCAAGGGTTACTAAGAAAGGAATGGAAAAATATGCTTCTCTATAAGACATATATTTATTAGAGTTGGAAAGTTGTGAAGTATCAATGATGGACTGGTTATTATTATAATTTTGGTTTTGGTTATCAAGGATGTTTAACCAGTCTTTTCTTACGAATACATTAGGGGAACCTTCCACTTCTTGGGCTAAGTCATAAACTAATTTATCAGACATTTTATTATATATATTATTAATTATTTATTTTTAAATGCTTTCATAAATATTTTAAAAATATTTATAAAACCACCCTTTCGGGTAGCTTTTATAGGCTCATTACAATATTTTTACGTTTAGGTCCTTTGTCACTTCCTAATTTACTGAGTTTATCAGAAAGTTTCTTTAGTCCTTCACCCGAGGCTTTAGCACTTGCACGAGCATAGGGGTTAATTCCAGTAGTTGCGATGTAGTCATCCATATCCATATATGAAGAACCTGTACCGGGTCCACCAGTTCTAAGTAATACTGAACCCATTCCAGTACCACCGATGTGTTTTCTTCCTTGCTTTAAAGTTCCATGAGAAAATGGTAACTTAACATATTTAGTTGAAGTTATAGGCATTTATTATATGTATATAACTAAACTATTTTTTATAATGGTTTCTTATTTTTTACAAGTCACATTTCAACTTGTCTTTTATTCTTTGGTTTCTGTATTTTAATAGTTGTTTACGCATACTATCAATACATGCCATTTTAGCGTTTAAACTTTTTTCCTTTGTACACTCTTTGTCATTCTTGAGTTCATTTAATAAAGTATTATAGGCCGTATTCATTTCATCATACAGACGGTTTAAATAGTTGTCGTCCTCAAAGTTATTCATTAATATATATACTTATTAAACTTTATATATTTATTTACTGAAACTACCAAAGACGGTTTCACTAAACGTTCAACACGCCATAAGGGGGCTGAACAAAGTTTACTTTGAGAAACTCTCTTCTTTGTCCTTAATTGTTAGAAGAATAGTCATATTAGGGTCATTAACAGTTATAGGCCTTAAGTCTGTACCTAAGAAACTTAACCGTAATTCGTTGTAAGTACCATCAATTAGCTTATTCCACATAAAATTAGGTGGGGTTTCAAATATTTGTTCACCGATGGCAACAGATGGGTTAAGCGAGTAAATAATACTTGAAGGTTGACTATATGGGTTGTTAATGTTAGACAAACTAAATAATATGTTGTTATTTGGTTGCACTTGAGGAGAGAAGTTAGACAAATAGGAAAGAGTACCAACAGGAGGGACTGCTAATGCATTTGTTATTTTACTTTCATAGTTGTTATAAACAGTTGGTGTTCCTGGTGTATATGCGTTATTCAAGTTTACATTAGTTGAGAAACCAGCAGTATAACCCATAATGATGTTAAAGTTAGCTGGAATAGTTACAACTGAGTTCTGTGCTTGTGTTGGCCAACCTGCAAAGTTTGAAGGAGTTGAATACCCGCCTGCCGGTGTAGCTGTTGGAATTAAAAAAGTATTTATTTGAATAGCATATCTTGATGGGTTTACTTGGAACTCAATAGGGTAAATATAATTAGTTGAAGGACTAATATAGTAAGTACCGTTTTTAATGCATTCAAACTGAATAAGGTTATTAATGTCTTTTATTTCATAGAGACCGTCTGGTATAGTTATAGTGTAGGTTGTTGTTACACCACCGTTAGTCCAAGTATATGTGAAGTAGTTATTTTGTGAAACAGCTGTGATGTTAAACCATGAGTAAAACATAGAAATACTTGAAACAGCTATATATTTGTCTTTGAACACAACAGAGTTAGGAAACTTATAAACTAACTTGTTGTTTTGTCCATCTTGAACTATGTTGTTTTGGTTAAGTACTATTACGAACATTTATTATATATTATATTAATGTTTTATTTTTATATAATATACAAATTATTAATTTAACGCCTAATACTTGGCATATTTTTACTTAAATATATTTTATGGTTTTTTCTCATGGTCACACTTGTACCTCTTCCTTGAACACCCATTAAACGGGCGTGGTCAGTATGTGATACGTATGGGGTGTGTATTCCCGAACCGGTCTTAATACCGAGGTTAACGGGTACTTGAGAACCACCTAAGAAAAATGGAGGCTGATGTGTATCACTAGCCATTTGTGGGAATATTTTATTTGGGTGTGCTACTTTAGGCTGGTAGTTATAAATTCCTGCTGTTGACATTATTATATTAATACTATTAAGTAACTATTTTTTATATTAGTTTAAAAACTTGTAAAAACATTTTCCACTTTTTTTTTAACTTTTTAAAAACTCGAGAAAATGTTTCTTTGGAATAAATTTATTCAAACAGTTAATAAATTTTAATAACCTAATTCCGCTAAGTCTCCTAAAATTTCGTTTACTTCAGACTTAGGCAGACTACCGTTCTTTGACAACTTCATTATTAGAAGCTTGAACTTCTTAATAAAGTCTTTGTTATCATTTCCGCTCATTATTTCCCCTTTCATAACCTCAAACTGATGCATATCCTTTTCTTCTGCATCCTTAGAAGGTGTTGGGATACTGAATTTGTCTTCAATATTAGCCTTCTTGGAAACTTTATGTAAGTATACTTTTTCGGGTTCTGATAGTTGAGACAGTTCGTTATATGTTGGTACTCCACCACCAACCATTTTCTTAATAACTGATGAAAGGTTTTTACTTATTTTAATTGATGGGTTACCAATAATGTTTCCCCCAGATGGTTGTTTTAATGCAAAAATACCTTCGTTATTAAGTTTATGCATGTTCAGCAAGTATTTACCAAAGTGAACAAACCTAGGACTTTCCATAATACCAGTGTTTGCGGTTGAAGCTTTGACAGTTTCGCCGTATGGTTTAACTATTCCTGAACCTCTTGGACGTCCTCTTCGTTTAATACCGTGCCCAGTTGTCTCGCGTTGTTCTTTAGTAAGTGCGTCCTTCTCGACTTGCATCATATCAATGTGTTCTCTTAAGTTGTCTATGTCATTTTCTAAAGTCTTTTTCATAGTTTCGTACCTTTGTTTTAGTCTTGGGTTAATTCCTTCTTTTTGTAATTCGTTTGATAAGTTCTGAACCCTTCTAATTTTATCATTAATATCAGCTTGAAGTCTATTTATTTCGTCGTCAACACCACCTTTTATGTATTCTAGTTCTGTGTCTTTCATATAACGTCTACCAAGTTCTTGTTTTTGCTTACTGAAAAACTCTTGTTGGAATTCCCTGGAAGTCATATTTTTGTCCATTTGTTCTTCTGGACTTAATTCAAATGCTTTTTTGCTTTCGCCAGGAATATATGGTTTAGGTAACCCAGAAGGAAGGTGTCCAGTTTTGTCAAGCTGAATGTCTCTTTGAAGTAAAGCCAATGAGTTTGTTACGTCTTGTATTTCATTTCTAATACTTCCTAATATTTCGTGAAGTTTACCAAGTATAGAAAAAGACAGTTTAATATCTTTATTTTTAGTGCTTGTGTCTAGTTGTTTAATAATTGTATAAATTATATCAGCCTTTGGCATGCTTTCAATAAGTGAGTTATATTTGTCATAGTTTTGTTGGTATGCATGTAGTAGTTCCTCATCAGAAGTATCAGCAAATGAAGCAATAAAGTCCTTAGTAAATAGTTTATAGCTTTCGGAGTCTATAAATGATGTCATAGCGTCTAAGTCCATACCTATCTCTCTAATGGTGTCTCTTAGTTCTTCATATTTAGTTCCTTCATAAGCTTGTGTAGGGTGTTCATAAATGTCTTTATTCATTCTTGTAGTCATAAGTAAAAGCTTCTTAGCAACTTCCTCAAACATAGTATTAATGCTGTCCATATCACCCATGGTTAAGCTTGGGGCACCACCAGGGATAGAAGCAGGGCGGTTGAAAAAGGACTTAACACTTTCAGTCATTGACTTGTTTTGACTATACATATTTTCAATAAATTCGACAAATTTCATGACGTCATTAGCATCACCCTTAATACCGTATTTATATAGTTTTTGTAAATGTGAAGCTATTTCAGGGGCACGTTGTGCTACAAACACAAAAAATGAACCATCAGAGTTTAGTCTTGATGTCATTAGTTTACCTATTAATGAACTAATAAACATAGCACTTCCTAAACCTTTGAAGTCCTGCATAATACCTTGTTTTAGCTTCTCTGTATCTGCAAGTATTTCAGATGTAGTTCTTGTATCCTTCATTTGACTTACTGGGGGAAGGGCACCCGTTTCTTTGTATGTTTTGTTTGCTTGCAAATTCATGTCATCAATGTCACTTCTCAGACCAAGTGAAGACATATATTCAGCTCTAAACTTTTCTACGTCAGACGCATATTTGTATGGTTGACCGCTCATATTATACAACTATAGAAAACTATTATTTATATACTATTAAATACTTATTAAATATTTAATAAAACAAATAAAAAAATTTGTGGAAAATTTGTTAATAATTTAAGCTAATTTACTATATACCGGAAAAGTTGAATAGTCTGCTTTACTTGTGAAAATACGTCTAAGACAAACTTCATTAAAAAGTTCAGTAATAACATCTTCAGTGAGTTGAAGTGTTTCTTCCATATGTTTAATAAGTTCTTCCTTTTCCCTCTTTTCGAATAATGAAGGGTTCATTAGGGGAGGTTTTCCCATTCTATCAAGTGCAATAACTTTCACCTTCATAATATGTTGTTTTCTATGTTCTTCAGTAGTTAATACCATTGGTTTCTCTTCTTTTTCTTTTTCTAATAGTTGTTCAGCTGTATAACTATCCTTAAGCATTTCCTTTTCGAAGTCATTAATAGGTTTTGGTTCTATAGGGTCAACCCATTTAACGTCACTTCTAAAAAGTACATCTGAGTTTTGTATTACTTTATGGTCTGTTAATTCTGTATCCATTTTTATTATTATATATATAAACTATTTGTTTAAATAGCTTATATATTAAAGTTTTCCTCAGTTGGGAACAAATTCTTTTTCGGTAACATTAAATATAATTTTGTCTTTATAGGCTTTACTACTGTTTAAAGTTGGTTTAAGTTTGTTAATATATTCTTGTTCTTTTTGTTTCATATATGCAGAGTCTTCACAGTTTCCGGCTTCTAATATAGTTACTTCAAAACTACACCATCCACCATTAGCCCTTATATATTGGTATACTTTTCTCCAATAACTTTTTTTAGTTTTATTACAAGTGTTTTTCTTATGATGTGACTTCCGTCTGCTTATGTCTTTTGTTGAGCCAATATAAAACTCTTCTTGGTTCTTTGTGTCTGTTATTTTATATATATAGTATTTCATTAGTATATATATTAATAAGTTTTTATATATTGGTGAAAAAGTTTACTCATCAAACTCATCTGTTTCATGAAGCCATAGTTTAGACTTAGCACATTTAACTAATGTTTTATGAGGTATTTCGTACCAATGTTTACCTTCCTTTTTAGTTCTTAATAAACCTACTTCAGCTAACTTCCTATGAAAGTCCTCTTTACTTACTGCCCTACTAGTTGAACACTTATAGTCTGCATATAACACTGATGCTCGTTCGTCAATGTTTAAGTTTTTCAACACATACTGTTCCTTAATATACTTATACACACTGTCTAACCTTTTGCTTAATGAGTCTAGTTTGCTTTGAGTTATTGGGAAGCTTTGTGAATTAAAGTTTGTTGTGTCTATTTTATAAACTTCATGAAAGAACGCTTCACCTACTTCTTTTGTAAAACAACTATATAGTTTTTCATAGTATTTAGTGTCCCCTACTCTATGGGTAGCTATGTCAAGTATAAAGTACCTTCTACCGTCGTCGTCTTTAATAGCGTCGTTGTTTGAACATAGTATATAGTTATTTATGTTGTTACTCTCATATGCTTTTGTACATTTGTTTTGTAAAGTTATGTTTCCGCTTGTTATCATACGTTTTAATGTTGAACTTATGGACTCCCATTCTGCTTTACTAAAGTTTTCTAACTCTTCAATGCATACTAAAAGTTTCCCTCCTAGAATTTCATTAAACTTAGTTCTAATGGGGTCGCTACCAGTTTCAAGCCCTAAGTTTTGCCCTATAACATACTTACTAAGAAATACAAACAAACTACTTTTTCCTACGCCTTGGATACCTTTCAAATATAAACAGCTTGTGTTTTTGTTTCCTTTTAACATGTTTGATATCCACTTAAGCAGGAAGTCATAACAGTCCTGTTTATTAGAACATAAAATTTCTTTCATATAACTAAGAAGGAAGTTTAACTGTTCTTGTGTTTGTTTACTTGGTTTATAGTTTTCGTTATACTTATATAGCATTTGCGGACAGAGGTTTATTTTGTCGTCAAAAAAAGTTGGTTTGTTTATTTCGTATGCAACTGTTTTCACTTCGGTAAACTCCTTAAAGTAAAAGTTATATAGTTCTTTCTGCATGCGGTTGAAGTAACTTCTTTTTATTTCTTGGTCATCCTTAATATGGTAAATACCGTCAATAAGCATAGCATGGTTACCGTTACTAAGAGGGACAAAGTATTTTGTTATGTAGTCCTTAGCATCAACAGGGCTTAAGGTTTTAATTTTTGATAGCTGAAAGTTCTCACACATTATTATATAGTGTATATAGGTATTTTCTTTTTATATGGGTATTTATTTACTGAATATATTTTTAATAACTATAAAATAATTACTAAAACTATATTTTTACTAAGTTCAAAAAAGTTATTTTAAAAAGTGGAAAATAATTATTGAGTTTATAACTTTTAACTCACCACAAAATATTAATACTAAGGTTGTTCGGTGAATACTTATTTTGTTTCCAGTTTCCTTTGATGTTAGTAGCACGTCTTAAATATGCTTCTCTTCTCTTTTTGTCTTTATGCTTCGTAAAGTCTTCCATACCATTAGCACCAAAGTATACTTTTTTACCGTTGTTGTCTAATATATAGTATTTTTTAGTTGGTTTGTCAGAAACATATAACTTAGTTGGTTTACCGAAGTATTTATTTGTTTTTCGTTGTGCTTCTTCATAGTCACTGAACTGTTCTAAACCTGAACCTTTAATAGTTTTAAATAGCTTGTTCTGTATAGCTTTTATTTCTTCAAACGAACTTTTAACAGGTGCAGAAACAAAGTAAACTAATGAATAACGGTTTCCTTTTATTGGTTTGTTATAGTGTTCAAATAAAGCACCGTTAAATATAACAGGGTGTTCTTTTGTTTGGTATGCTTTACCGTTAACAACTAACTCACCACCTGTAAAGTCCCCAAAAGAAACAGCAAGAGAAAGCCCTACATTAGCTTTGTCAATATGCTTTTTAGTTTTATAGTTGTGGTTTACTTGTATTGCAGTAAATGGAATATATTCAGGAACAACTTTTTTTCCAAATGTTAAAAGCGCTTTATACAACTCTGGGAAGTCTCTATTATTTGCAAATTCAGTAAAGCCTTTTTGACGAACGTTACCATAACCAAAAACTTGAGTTCTTCCTTTTCCGCTGTTTGTTCTTGAAGTATTTACCCCTATAGTAGTTTTTTCTATTAATGGAGTTAAAACAGTTTCCAAATATTTTTTAGCCTCTTTATTTAACTTAATTTGTTTAATAGCTTCAGAAGTTCTATCAAGTGGACTTATACCCGGTGTGGACGCCGTTTTTTTAAACCACTTCCTTCTGCTTCTTGTTTTAGTTTGTCTTCTGTGTCAATAAGTTCGTCATATATACGAATAACACTTCTTAACATTTCGTCAAATTCGTTGTCGTCTTCATACTTGTCTTTTTTAGTTTCAATATCATCTATGAGTTTTATTAATGTGTCTCTTTTGTCAACATAATACTTATATTCGCCTTTAGTCGCTGTACCTGCTTCAATACGTTCCATTATTTTATATGCTTCATTTGCCAAAGTTACAGCGTCGACAAGTTTCTTCTGTAAAGGATGAGCTAACGACGAAGCACCACCACCTCTTCCATTCATTGGTCTTATTCCATTACCGGACGCCTTTAGTTTTTTCCCCGTCTAGCTCTAAGCTTAGCCATATACTCCTTCATTTCGGGTGAACCTTTAGCAGGACGAGGGCCTAAACCATCGCCACTCATTTTATTGGTAGCTTTACCTTTTGCATTGTGTGAAGCTATGTCGATGTGAATACTTCCGCCCGACAGTTTTTTAGCTCGTTTCATAGCTTTTACTTCATCAGCCATATATTTGGAAATTTCTAATGCGTTCTTTTTGAGTTCTTCTGCTTCTCTTGCGTCATGTGCTTCAAATAGTTGTTGCATAGCAGTTTTTCTTCCTTTGCGTCCCTTTACACCGGCACCGGTAGCTTTATGTAAGGCAGGTGCTATTACTTCTTTACCTAACTTACTTCCGGCGGCCGAACCTAATACACCACCTACTCCACCGGTAGCCATACCGGATAAGCCACCGACGATGGCAGAAGTCGCAGCGGGAACAGCATAGTCAATTAAGTCAGTTGCTAAACCTCCTTTCTTAGCTGTTATATATTTGCCGGCTTTATTAGCTAGTTTCTCAGCTGGGTCTTCTATTTCCTTCTCCCAACCTTTCTTAATAGTTTTACCAAGCTTCTTGAATGCTTTGGCTATGTTAATTTTACCACCATGGACGGCGTGGTGTTCTTCTACATCACCTGTTAGTTTAGCCATACGTTTTAATAAGGCTTTTTCTTGACGAATACCAGAACCGGAAAACTCTTCAGAGTCAGAACCGCTATCAGTGTCAGAGTCGTACATTTTACTTTCTCTAGGCATTTTATTATATTTATTATTTGTTGGCTTTTCTTTATTTGTATACATTATTACAAATTCTATGTCTTTTCCTATGCTTTTTGTTGCATAACTGTTTTTATTACTTGGTTCAACTTGTCTAAACCTTAATGTGTCTGACTTCTCGTCGACGTCTAAACCTTCAAAGTTATGTTTTTTCAACCATTTAATTGCTTTTTTAACTGTCCAACTGTCTTTGTCAAATATAACAGACTGTACAACACTTCCACCAATTCCAGAACCAAATATAATTTCATTTGCTTTTCCGCCGATGTCAGTCACAGTATTAGCAAACTTACGAAGAAAACTGTCGTTCTTAAATAAACTCTTACTGTCTTGTTTAACAAATGCGTAGTCTTCAGGTGTTCCAATATTAGAACCTTTTAATAAAGCCATTATAAAGTCTTGGCAGTTGTTGTTATATGCTGAATAGTCAAAGTATTTACTTCCTTGTATTTTCTTAGCTTCGTCTAACATTGCGTTTAATGTAGTGCCTTCTGGAATATGTTCTATAACACGTTGTTCACCTCCTTCTTTCTTAACTGGTTTTTCATACATATTAATAACTTCATTCTTCTCAACTGCTAAAACTGAATTGTCATCAAATGTTATGTCAATACGTAAGTGAAATATTTCATCATATGGCATTTGGTCAAGTCTTTCATTAAACTTCCCACCGCTGACAAAATTTAAAACACTTTGTAAAGCTTTAACAACAGGTGTTCTGTCAATTGTAATACTTTTAATAAGTTTGTTTCCATATTTTTTAATTAGTTCCCTTACTGCTGGTGGGTAGTCGTTTCTTCCATGAACAACAGTTTTAACATAGTCCTTTACGTCTCTTACTACTGGTTTAACAGCTGTTTTAACTTGTTCATATTTATGTTTAACATACGAGCCGAGTTTTTTCATTGCGCTTCTTAAACTACCTCCACTAATTTCTTCTTCGTGAAAATACTTTTTTCTATCCTTGGGTATATAATGCTGATGGTGTACTCTTATGTTATCACCATAAAGTTGTTTAGCTTTTTCACTTTTCAACTTGTTACCAAACATATCAGAGTCTGATAACTTGCCTTCTTTCTTAAGCTTATTAATACTAGTATACTTTAGCGGTTCCATTTTTTATATATAAAATAAATAAATAATATATTCTTAAAACTCATTTTAGTTTCCACTTTTTAAAATAACTTTTTTAAACTTACATAAATTAATGTTTTAAGTTTTAACACGGGTTACTAATATTATTTAATGTTAACCCAGGAACTTCTTCTGAACTCTCACTATTTGAAGTGCTTCTATTTATAAAAGTTTTAAGGTTACTCAATGAACTCGGTGTACTAGGAAGCTTATAGTTCAGAGGTAAAGGGGCTAAACTGTCAATAACCTTTTTATTACGTATTAAGTTAGCTTGTTCAGTTAGTTTTATGTATTCGTTATACTTTTCTTCTAAGTATACTTTTCCACCAACTTGTCTATGGTTAACCTTCAAGCTAAGTGTTTTGAATATGTCATATGCTAATAGTTGAAAGTTTCTCGAAGCAAATAGTTCGCTTTCCATATTCTTCTGAACACCTAAGTATAACTCAACGCTAGCTATAACAGCACTAACAAGTGAAAGCATGCATGTTATCATACTTATAGTTTCTTGTTGTAAGTATGCAGTAAGTCCAACACTAGCAATACTATTAACTGAACTTAAAACAATAAGAGGCAGTTTGAAGTATTTTAAGTGTCCTTTGTAATGGTAAAACTTTTCCTTATGTAAACCGCTAAGAGTTATGCAGTTTAGTCTTATGTTTTCTAAAACGGTTTCAACATCTTGGGTCCATCCATTGACGGGTTCTGTATTTGGTTCCATATATATAAAATTATTATTAATTTTTTATATGTATGTTTTTATAACATTACAATATCACGCAAGTCGCAAAGTTTGGCTTCTTCTTCAGAGAAACTAATTGATGAGAAGTGACAATTCCGGAAGTCGGTATATTTATAAACTGGTTCAATTAAAGTGGTATCTTTTAATGTACTTTCTCTAAAGTCAGTTCTTACAAGGTCACAACGTGTTAATACACAAGTGGTCATTAAAACACTTCTCAAGTCTGCGTCGTCAAATACACAGTCAATAAATTCGCATTTAATAAACCTTCTAGTTCTTAGGTCGCACTTAACAAAACTACAGCATTCAAATTTAACTCCTTCAATAACTTCAGGAAAAACAGCTTCATCAAATTTAGAACTTTGAATATAAAATTCGAATACGTATTCACTTAAGTCTTTTTTAGTATAGTCAGCATAGGAACAAGCCCGTTCGGTGTCCATTTGTTCAGTCATTAAATATATAAACTATATACTTTTTAAATGCCTTTTAAGAAACTTGTTTCAAAAATACATTTTAGTGTTTTTATGAAAGTCTTGTTGCGCGAATATATGACACTGCATTAGTGACGCCTGTATTTGTACAGTAAACATAACTATAAACTGTAGTTGTTGCACTTAATGTTACAACAGAAGAAAGTTGTAGAATACCTTCTCCTTGGTTTTGCATTAATGCTCTTGAGTCGTCAGAAGTTAATGCAGTTGTGCTAATAGAAAGTTTTTTATGTTGTTGTGAAGTACCAGCAGGACAAACAAATGAAACTTCAACTTGCCAAACCCCGGAAGGTAAACTTAAACTTATTGGGTTTGTATTTGTGTCTGCTGATATAGTACTAGTTACATTTGAAGAAGTTTGAAAACCAACATATAAGTTACTTAATGAGGTTGCTTTGGTTCCTGAGTATGAAGGTTTAATAGGTACACCTAAATTGAAGTCCCCAGTATTAGAAGCACCTGATAGTAATGTTAAACTTCCTTTATTACTCGCGCCCGTTAAAATACTTATACTACCACCAACTGTGGACAAGTCGCCTTGTTTAGTTCCGTTATTAGTTCCTGTCATAATATTTAAGTTACCAATATTATACTGACCTGTTTGCATACTTATAGTTCCACCCAATGTAGTTAAACCATCAGAACGTGTGCCGTTATTAGTTCCGTTCATAATAGAAAGGTTACCGCCATTATACTGCCCTGTCATAATACCACCGGTTGCTCTACTACTTGAACCAGTTGCAATATTCCAAACTGTATTTCCTGATGTTACACCGTCAATAGCAGTTCCGTTATTTGCACCTGTCATTACTTGCCAGTTACCGCAGTTATTAGCACCAGTATTAAATGAAACATTACCGCCAGCAATAACAGAAGGAACAGCAGGAGGACCAACTACGTCAGCCGTTTGGCCGTTACTGCTTCCGGTGCAAATTGATATTGAACCGACATTATTTGTTCCGCCTAATATTGTAATACCTCCACCAGTTCTTGTTCCGTCTGCTTTCATCCCGTTTTGTGGACCGTTTGCAAAATTTGTTGTTCCTGTATTATTTGTCCCGTTCATAATAAAGGCATTACCGGTATTATTTGGACTTGTATTTAAACTCATTGTACCTGCGCAATTAGAACCAGTCATAAGTGCTAAACTTCCTTTGTTATCAGTCCCTCCTAAAATTCTAACAGTTCCACCGGTTATAGTTGTGTCTACTTTTTGTCCGTTATTTGTTCCGTTGCATATAGTTACATCACCGGTGTTGTTATTACCTCCATTTAAAATAGTACCACCTGCATTTTCTCCACCGCTTGTTATTTGTGTTGAACCTGCATTTGTGTTGTTGTTATTTATAGTTACTCCCGAAGTTGTGTCGCCTCCGCCGTCACCAATTCTTATTAATGAACTGTTTATTCTTGCGCCATTAAAAAGGTTAAGCCTTGTAAAAGAACTTGTGCCTGTCGCGGGTGCGATATTTATATCAATTCTATTTGTATTACTGTTGCCAGTTGCTTGCGCGCTTCCAATATTAATACCAGCATTATCGGTGGCATCAGCCCAAGCTCTTAAACCTGTTGCAATATTTAAAACTCCAGAAGTTTGCCCGGTGCCAATTGACAAAGCGCCTGTTGTTAAGTTATTATAAAGCGTTACATCTGAAGTGTTAGTTGTTGCTCTAATAGCATTTGTATCAATTCCAGCCGATGCAGTTAATACACCGTTTACGTTTGTTGTTTGTAGTGTTTCGGTTCCTTGCGCGACAGGATACCTTAAAAAGTATTTAACCGCTTTGTTGTATGTCAATGGTATGTCACCATCATTAAAGTTTAAAGTGTCGAAAATTGCGACATTCTCTGTAGGGGGTAAATATTCAGCCATTTTTTTATATTAATATATATGTTTCTATTTTTATATATTATTATAAAGTTATTAAAAAAATTGGAAACTGTTTTATAGTTTTTAACCAATACGTGTATAACGAATTGCAGAAGCAGAAGTTGCCGGGTTTGAACCATTAACCTGTGCAACCAAGTGAATAGTATTGCCGACGCCTGTTAGTCTTATAACTGTTGATATTCTTCCATTATATTGGGAAGAAATTAAGTTTTTATTCATAAGCATAGTATACATACGTGTTAAGTCATTAGTGGCAGATGTGGATACAGACCAAACTATTAAACTATCCACCGGTGTACCTGTCCAAGTAACCCCGAACTGTGCTTCTATTAACCATACACCATTATCGAGGTTAGGCCCAGTATTAGCAACACTTGCAAGTGTACTTGTCGGTATAGTTGTTGAAGTTGTGGTTATGGTTTGGTATCCAAGCATAAAGCCGTTTGTTGAAGCAGTTGAAGCATAGTTTGGTCTTAATGGCGCAGACAAAGAAATAACAGCAGTTGCATCGCCATTTGCCCCCAATTCGATATTTTTTGACTTCAAATAAGTTGTTCCTGTTGTATTTCCATTTGCACCAATAAAAACGTTTCCTGTGCCAGTTGCACCTGTTGAAATATTAACATTACCAGAATTAGAAGCACCGGACGCAATTTCAATATTTCCAGCATTAGTCCCGCCTGTACCGATGTTAATACCACTAGTTGCATCATTCGCGCCGGTACCAATATTAATAGTTGAAAATATAGTTCTTGTGCCTGTTCCAATATTAAGTAAACATCCGGTTGTTCCCGACCCAGTAGCCGAACCGGTTCCAATACCAATTTCGCCAGTTGGTGCAGTTCCGTTGCTATTTCTATTGCTGTTACCAATAAAAAGTCTTCCAGTGGTTTGACCGTTTGCAATACTAACTTGACCAGTTTGTGAAGAACTAAATAAAACACAGTTACCTGCTGTATTTACATTATCATAACCCGCAGTATTTCCGTTTGATGTTAAAGTTTGGTTTGTATTATTATGCGCCGGGAAAATATGTTTAGCAACGTTGACAATACCACTTCCTCCGTTACTTGCTATATTAACCTGTCCACTGTTATCGGTTGCGGAACATATACTAACAGTCCCGGCATTTCCTTGCCCTGCATTAATACTAACAGGTGCAGATGAAGCACCTAAGTTTCCAGCTGTACCTATATTAATTTGCGCTGTAATGTCTCTTATACCGGTACCAATATTAATATTTCCACCGTTGGTTGCACTTCCTGTACCAATATTAATAT